CTGGAAGGGTAGGTTTGCATAAAGCCTTACTTCTTGTCGCGTTTCCGCTATCCAGACCGGGACTATCCTACGGCTTGTTAGGCCTTGACACACTAGGTTGTCTAGTGAACGTATGAGAGGAGCCTTAAGCGCTATCCTCCTAGTCTTCGCCCAAGTGGACGTCCACCTGCGAGAACTGCCTCTCGATGTGCTTTACGCATCATCCATTGGTAGACCTCGTCAGGGATAGGATTCTCCACGTGGGTTGAAAGAGCTAGAGAGGGATTGGCATTAAGGTCATTCGAGATTAAAACCTCGATCTCCTTCATAAGATCAACAGATAATCCTAACTGTGCCTTAATAGCATCTCGATCCGACCAATCGATCGAAGCGAGATCTGCTAGGTCAAGCAAGTTAAACTGGATCGCCCCCGGCTTCTCTGCATCTTCGGGATGAATAATCCCATGAAGATTAAGAGAACCCTGGAGAGTAGGTTCGCGACCTTCCCAAAGTCGCACAAGGTAAACCCAAAATCCAGGTGAAATAAGTACCAATGGGACCGAGAGAACCCCAGTGACCCAGTCTCCTACGAGAATAGGCATCTTCGCCCAATTTTGGGTGAAGAACTGTAGATTCTCGGCGGCAATTCTGCATTTGTTGGCGAAGTCACGCTCGAGCAATGCCTTGAAGGCAATGATCAAGTATGAAGTCGCAGAACTCATCGGAAGCCGCGTTAAGGATTCGAACCACGTATCAGCAAAAGCTGTGACGTGGCGTCCTTTTCGCATGAGCCCCGATGGGCCAACAATGGTCACATACAATAGCATCATAAACTGAGGTGTGACATTACGTCGCACTTTGGCAAGTGATGCGATTGCATTCTCTAACTGCTTCGGAAAAGCGATCCAACTGCGCTCGAAGAGGTGTAAAACCAAAATTGGATAGAGGTAAAAGTTCCGCAGCACGGCCAGGAGTAATCCTGGACCGACTGCAGAAAGTTCACCTCGAGTCCCACTTACCCAACGCTTAGCGAATTCGATGAGTCCTACTTCTGAGATAATTGATTTACTCAGATTAATAGGAACTCCCAAATGTCGCATCAACGCTTGATAATGGCCCGCAACTGCCTCATCGGCGATGACTAAGTCATCTCCGAGAAGAGCATAATGCGGAAACCAAGTAGTCCATCCGGCACGTAGAGCAGCTAACTGAACAATCACATGGTGACTGAACGCTAGCATTGCCCAAGAGCTAAGAGCTCCTATTGGTTGACCAACTGCGTACCGAATGGGTTTACCCTGGAACCACCAATCTCGATCCAACAACCCTGCCCAGCATTTTCCAAACCAATCTCCGAAGAGATGGGATAGAATTTGCTGTTGCAGCGCGATGGGAAGGCGATCCGTCGCCGCTGAGAGATCGAAGCTAAAGGCAGGGAAGCCCAGCCGGACACGGGGTAGAACCCATGTCTCGACCGGTCTAAACTGATCAAAGGTCCCGTCCTGCTCAATTTTCTTGAGCACGGCGAAGACAGCCGAGTGCAGAGGTCTGAACACCAATTGTGTCCAGAAATCCGTAATCGCAATGATCCGTCGCTTCCCGGCTCCATCCTTGTCCAGGGCGGCAAGCCGCCCCAACTTGGAAGGAACTACCTTTAGACCTCGAATGACAATCAGAATTACCATCCCTGGTACCGAAAGGACCTGAATTAAGGTTAGCCATGCAAGACTTAGGAACTGTCGGTTAAGAAGCATATAGCCAACAAGGTAAACCCACTGTCGTGGATTCTCAATGTAAGCTAATGCATCTGCACCTGCAAACCAAGTTGCCCGTGGCCCGTTAGGACCAGCGGACTCCGAGATTGTCCAGGATAACCCTTTAAGAATCAATCGAGGAAACAGAGCCAAAACTCGGCCCAGCTCATTATTATCGAGCAATGGGCTGATCCCATTAAAAGGATCAGTGATCGTGGCCAAATTAGGCTTTGATACGAAGTTTAAAACTCTGTACATCGATAAGATTGTTAAAACAGTTCGGACCACCAGTTGATCTCTGTATCCTCCTCCACGACGAAATCGTAAGATGACGACACGAAGGAGACCAGGAATAATCAACGGAAGGCCTTGGCGACTCTGACGCACAGAAATCATCCCCTTGATGAAGGGACGATATTTGTGATTCAGGAAGGCAATCACTAGAGCGACACACTCCTTCATGTACAGAACCAGGAATTTCTTCCCGGATTTCTGCCACACTTGGAGTAATCGCTCAGTGAGTAGCTTAAAGTCTCCCATATATTCAGTTAGACCCACGGACAGGATCAGCAACCGAGCCATTCCCCAAATTTCTTTAGGGTTGGCCCAGCGCCGATTTACAATGGCAGCTGACATACTTTTCAAAGACATGAAAATTGTCGCGATTAGTATAGAGGTTGTCATTGCTAGATTGGGATCTTGTTACGAGGAGATGAGGTGCGAGCACACCCCCCCGCATCTCAGCTGCCTAAGCGACGAGAACTACAGAGGATCCGTATCTAGGGGAGAATCTTCACTCCCTATAGATGCCCATTACCTAGCTCACCGATGTTGACATATCGGTTCACTAAGTAAGCGTCCCACACACCTGAAACAAATCAGGCTGATAGGGCTGGGTGGGGTTTGGTCAAACACACTCGGGCGGCAGGGCTCGTAAGAGCTGGCTCGCGGGGTCCGAAGTATATCGCA